CATAATTTTGTAATATATATCAAATATAATAAAATCATTTATGTTAATAGTACAAGTAAAAAAAAACGACATCGAAAGAGCCCTAAAAGAATTAAAAAGTAAGGTAATCAGAACCAGACAAAATTCCCATCTTAATAATAGAAAAGAATATACAAAAAAGTCTGTCGAAAAAAGACAGACTTTACAAAAGGCTATTTACATACAAAAACTAAAAAATATAGATTAAATACTTCTATTTAGTTCTTGTAGTTTAAAAAATGAAATTCTATCAAAATTTTCATTTTGTAGTCTATTTAATGTTTCATCTATTGTTTTAAGAATTTCAGAATCCACTTCATTTTTTTTGATATCTTCTAATTTATCAACAACATCTTCTTTTAGAAGTTCATATTTTAACTTTAATTTATTTTCATCCTCAGATAAAATCTTTGTTAAAGTTTTTTTACTTTCTTCATTTAATGAATTAATAAATTTACTTAATGTCTTATTTGCAACATTTACCAATTTTTCTACCGGTAAATTTTTTACGGTTTCATTTTGTTCTGGACTAGTTTTTAAATTTTCAAGAATAATTTTTTTACTTTTAATTTTATTTTCTAAAGTTAAAACACTTGTTGAAAACAAATTATCTAAATTTTCATAATTATTTTTAGATTTAATATGTCCAACCCATGAATTTAATTCTTCTAAATTTTTTTTAGAAATTTTATTAATTGTATTTTCATATACAACTACTGATTGGTTTATTAGTTCCGAAGCAATAGATTCGTTTAACCCCTTGTTACTTGATAGTTCATCATACAAATAATAAAGTTTACTAATGTTTTTATTTTCCAATACTAATTCTTTAAAAACAAATAATGTATCTTTAAAAGAATTTTTCTTGTATGACTCTGTAAGTAAATTTTCAATTTTACTTTTTATTAAACCAAATTTCATAATAATTTTTAATTATAAATATATCAATCTTTAAGTATTTTTAATAATTCATTTTCGATATCACCAAGAGAACTATTTTTTATTATAAAATCATCATCATTTGATTCTAATAATAGGTTTTCTAACTTAGCCCTACTTTCTGGTAATCCACCTAAATCATCTCCTCCTGGTGGCGGTGGCGGTCCTCCTCCTAGTGGCGGTGCTCCTCCTGCTGGTGGTGCTCCTCCGGCAGCTTCTCCACCTTCAGTTGTTCCACTTACAGTTTTATATAATTTATCAATATTATCAAATAAACCAGTATGAGTAATAATTGTTGCCGTATTTGCAAGTTCTGCTGCAACAGCCCTTTCCATTCTTTGTCTTTGAGTATCCAATTTAATATCTTCATCTGAAAAACCAAAAATGTGTTTTTTAGCCCAAGTAGCAGATGTTGGTGCCAATGTATTTGGGATTTCTGTAACCATATCTTTGTATAGTGTTACTTTTTCTTTCCACACATCAACCATTAAAAGGTCTGCTTGTTTTGATGGATTATTTAACCCTAATGTAAAGTTTTGTAATTCATCTTCAAAACCTAATAGAAATAAATGGATTATTGCAACTTTATTTAATTCTGATAAAATATTTTTTTGTATTCTATTAATTGTTCTTGCAAAACGAATATCAAGTAATGATAAGTTTTTACCATCACCAACAACTTCTTCAAAACCTAAATAAGCTTTTGGTATTCTTAGAGCTGTAACAAGTTTCTTTTGGATGTATTCAATATCCGCAATTTCAGATAGATTTGTTCCACCTGGTAATGTTTCAATTGGCATTGTTTGTGTCGCGTCTCTTACTGGAATAAAATAATCTTGGTCAACGGCCATTTGATTAAACCTTAAATCAACATTACCTGTTTTAGAATCAACAACCTGATCTCTTTTAAATTTGTTTGCAACACGTTGTACATATGGTTCAACATCTTTATCATCCATATTTCCAACAAATACTTTAAAAACCCTTCTTTCTGGTGCTCTAGATGTACGATAAATTAACATCGCATCTTCGGCTAATACAAGTTGCTTCCAAATCCGTCTTGCTTTTTCAAGCATAGATGTACCATAAGGAAGTTTTCTATCATCACCAAGTAATCTAAAGTGCGCGATTTCAAAAGTGTTAAAAGCCATATTCTTTTCTTTCCAGTTGAACCTTAAACCTTTTTCAGCTGGGTTATTTTCAGAATTTGCCGTCTTTGGTGTCATCCCCCTTTCTAATCTTTCAATCTCAATGTTTGGTAATTGTACACCACCAATAATTCCTTTTTCTGGGTCTAATTTTAGATAAACAAAATTATCACCATACTTACAAGTGTTTCTAATCCACATTTGTAAGTTTGTGTTAATATCTAATGTGTTATTAAATAAATCAGCAAGAATCCCTTTTATTCTTTTTGATTCAGAATATATTTGTAAAATATGTCCGTCTTCATTTGGGGTTGTAGATTCTTCGGCGTATATATCAAGTGCTGTTGAAATCTCTGGTGTAAACTCCATAGATTCGTAATCATAAAATGCCGCTAGTCTTGTTGGTTCATAATAAATTGCCTGAGTATATAGGTTACTTTCTATTTTTTGCCATTGATTTGATAAATATAGTGTTTGTTGAGCTTGGAGTTTTTCCTTCTCAAATTCATTTTTATCTCTTGTTTTTAACAGGTCTTGTTTACTAAACTTATGTGTTGGTACATCTTGCCCTAATAATGAATTAGGACCAAATGCTTTATTAAGTCTTTGCCAAACTGTAAGTTGATTTGTATTTTGTTCCATAATAGAAATTTAATTTATAATTATCAAATATAAATATTCATTAGTATATAATGTTTTCGCCACTTTCTGTTAGTATTGGTTCTTGTATTTCAGTTAGAATATAAAAAGTCTCAACTATTGGTGTTGGACTTGGCGTCGGTGGTGTAGGGCTCGGTGTTGGGGTTTGACTTGGTGTTGGTGTTTGACTTGGCGTATGTGTTGGTGTTGGTTGTGGGACTTCCCTAAAAGTATCTTTTGGGGTTCCTCTTTTATATTGAAAAGTTGGTGGAAAATTTTTTACCGAGTATATTGGTTGGTCAGGTACTACTAAATTAGCCCCACCAAATATTCTGCCCGAAGTTTTTCTTCTATCTAAACCCATAATAATAATTATCTTTTACCACCAAATAACCAACCGTATTTCATATAATCATCTTTTGATGGACCTGAATTCATTTTCATACGTTCATTAAGCATATTACCATTTGGTATCATTGGGTCAAAATGAATTTGTTTACCAACAGAATCATTGTTTGCAACCGTCCAAGAGTCTATCATTACTTTTGTTTTTTCAACAACCTTTTCAAGTTTTGAAAATGAAGACTCACCAACATATATCGCAATTGAAATCCCCATTATAAGGTCATCGTGTTGGCCTCTTTGGTGATCTGGTCTTCCGTTTACATAAACAAAAGTATTCATCTCGTTATATAAACGAACACTTTTAATTTTAAATTTATGTCTAACATATTCCTCAAAGGCGGCAATAATTTGAACACGTTTGTTGTTAAAATTTATTCCAGGGATTTTATCTTGATTTTTTGGGTTATAAGACCAAATGTTTGTAGAATCAACACCATCAATATATAAATTTTTATACCCAAGTTCTTGCATTTTTCTTACAGTTGTAATTCCCATACCACCTGTTATATCGACAACACAAAATGCGTTATACATTAATCCCCATTTATATGCAATTTCAGCTAAAGCATCTGGCGGTATTTTCCCAACATATTCTAAAACTTGTTCTCTTTCATCAAAATCAATTATTTGAATAGATGAAAAGTCTTCACTATCCCCACGGGATACGTCAACGCCCATAATGTATTTATGTCCTTGTTCTGGTTCTTTCCACATCCACAAAGAATTTCCCATTAATTTAGTTGAAGCATCTTGTATTGTATTTGTTTTTATCCATTCCAATTCTTTAGAATCAAATACGTTATCACCTGATCCTAGAAATTCACAGTTAAGCTCTTGGTTAATTTTACGTTTATCGTATTTTAATTTTTTAACCATTTTTTCATACCAAGGTGAACAAGGCTTATATCCTTTGGTAAAGTATTCTTTTATTTTTTCATAGTCTCTTTCATATGGGTCTGTATCGGCAAATGATATATTTTTAGAGTGGTCTTTTTCGTCTTTATTTAGTAGATAATCAACCATATCCTCAGTTGGTACCAAATAAAGGTCTTTTGAATATCTTGGATCTTTCCACCAAAACATTTCAGAAATTTTAAAGTTGTTAATTCCTTTAACAGCTTGACTATAAACATCATAATAAATTGGGTCATATCCATTTGGTGTGGAAACAACAATTACTTTACCACCCGTAGATAGGGATGCCATACAAGCAGCCCAGAAATCACCATCAGCTTCGATAAACGCGGCCTCATCAAATACAAGTACCGTAGGTGTATAACCCCTCAAGGCATCTCGTGATGTTGCAACAGCTTTTACTTCACAACCATTTGTTAATTTATAATGTCTTTGTGAGTTTTTATCTGGTGAAAACGATGCACCAACCCATTTAGGCCATTGGTCTACAAAAGCCCTAATTTTATTTGCCATCTCCATTGACGTATCAAGTTTGTTAGCGATAATCAATATTTTTTCTGGACGTTCTTTTTTTGCAAATACAAGTTTTTTTGATACCCAAGCAGCTGTTACTGTTGATACACCAGCTTGACGATATTTTAATGCGATATTTTCTTCGTAATCTTCGTAATCATTAAGAAGTGATACCTGATCTGGGAATAACTCCAGAGGTACGTATTGCGAAACGGTATTATCATATGTCTGTAAGTAGGTTCTTAATGCGTATGGTGTATCTTTCATACATCTTACATACTCAAGCATTATTTGTTCTTTTGATAAACTCATAAAGATATTTTAATATAAATATCAAAACCCCCAGTTATTTTCATAAAAGGGGGTTTTGTAGGACAATATATTATTTAATTATAAACCTAGTCTTGTTAAGATATCATCATCTTCTTCGTCATCATCGTAGTCATCATCATCGTCATCATCACCTTCTTTATATTTTTTGTAGTTAGCTTTTGCTTGTTGTAATAACTCATTAAACTTTTTCTTTGCTTTTTCATTATCTGATGAATTATCTGAAATAACATTTGCGATTACATTTTTTAAAAATTCTTCTGCTGGAATACTATAAAGTAGTTGCTCAAAGAAAGGAATGTATTTTTTACCTTCATTATCTAACGTTAATTCATCTGGAAGTAATGTTCTTAATTTTCTTACAAGTTCGCCACCAACACGGAAATTCATTGGTTCATTAACCATTGTATCTGTTTGACCAATTACTTGTGTTGCCATTTCTGGGTCCATATCTTTCCATTGTGCTCTTGATTGTATCATTGAAAATGATTTGAATAATTCGTGAAGTAAGATTGGAAATATTAATCCGTTTGCGTAATATGTGTCATTTCCATCTTCTTCTTCACCCCCTTGGTCGTCATCCTCATCTTCATCATCGTTACTTTCTTGTTTTTTACCTGCGGCACCAGCGGCGTTTCCACCAAGGGCTTCAATTAAATCTTCATCGGTAAAATACATTAAATCGTTTGCACCCATAATTTTATTATAAAGTGGATATAAACCTGGATCAATAGCATCTAATCTATCTTTATACATTTGATATGCAAACTGACCACGTTTTCCTTTACCCATTATAATTGCGTTGATTACATTTCTCTTTTCAATTTCTAATTGTTTCTGTTCTTCTGGTGTAAGTTCATCAATATCAAAAGAAAAATTTGGGGGTAACGGAAGTTTTTGTTCTTTTTGTGGTTTCATTTTAAAAATTCCTGGGTCAATTGCTTGTTCACCCAAAAATGTTAACATATTAACAAAATCAAATTCATATATAACACCACCATTTTTTCTTGTTTTAACAACCAAACCTTCTTCGATTGCTTGTTCCATGTTTTTAGAATAAGGTAACCAACCTTCTTCTTTTGCCGCAATCTCAACAGCTAAATCTCTTAATTGTTCTTTATATCTAGGTTCCAATTGCATAGCCTGTCTAACAGCTTGCATTTGTGCCATTTGTATTGCCATTTTAACTTGTGGACTTGTAATATTTTGTTCAGTACCAAAATACCTTTTTACATAGTCAACAATTTCTTTAAATCTTTTACCAGCAATTTTTTCAACATCTGAAACACCACCTCTAAAAGCTCTATTTTTTGCGTAGATACCTTCTGGGTCCTCAATTCTTTGTTGAGTTCTTGGGTGCATTCTTTCAGGGTAATCACCATAATCAATTGGTGCTTCCTTTACTATTTTTCTTACAAGTCTTTCTATATCTTTATTTCCCATTTTTTAATTTCTTAGAATTGATGTTATTGCCGACATAAAGTCATTTTTTTGGTCTTCAGCTTTTGGGTGTTCTTCAACACCAGGATTAGGATCTCTAAATGGATTATCTTTTTTTCTATCCTTTTCTTTAGTTCTATCTTTTTCTTTAGTTCTTTCTTTTTCTTTTGTATTTGCTTTTGGGTGTTCTTCAACACCAGGATTAGGATCTCTAAATGGATTATCTTTTTTTCTATCCTTTTCTTTAGTTCTATCTTTTTCTTTAGTTCTTTCTTTTTCTTTTGTATTTTCTT